GCTAAAAAAGGTTGCTGAGTTTGTTTGTTTGCCTGCTGGTCGCTGGGTTGCTGTTGACAATCGAAACGGGCTTTGCCACATTTAAGCCTCGACGTCTCCGCGAGGTGTCTAAATGCACTCGCGACCCGCTCCGACTCTCATGCTGTTCGCAGCAATGCTTTCCATTCTCTGCGTGGGTTGTACCCCGGAGGATGCTGCAGGGTTAAAAATTGACTTCAGTCAATTGAACTGGCAGACCGGTGTGATCATCGCTCTTGCCTTGCTCGTCAATCCCGGAAAGATCGTCAGCGGTTTGACGGATCAACTTGGAAAGATTCCAGCCGTCGAAAAAATTCTCCGCATACTGGGAGTGATATCGTCGAAAGACACGAGCCCGGGAACACTCACCCAGGCTGAAACACTTGAGCTGTTGGTCGGCATCGTCAACAGATTGCCACCGTCTCCGATCAGAGACAAGATTGCCGCGTTCCTCAGCGAGGTCGCAACGCAGCCGGAGGTGAAGCCAGATGCCAAATGAGAAGCAATCCGGGAGCCTGCTCCCGATTATCCTGATCATCGGTGCGATCTGGTTTTTTACTCAGCAAGGTTCAGCGCCAAAACCAGTACAGCCTGATCCGATCAAGCCGACGCCAGACCTGATCAGCGTCAAGCCATCGGCGGAACAGGCGTGGGAGGCGTTCGCCGTAGCCGTCGAATCAAAGATGCTCGGCGGAACCATGCAGCAGCACACGGACCACCTGCTCAAGATTGCAGACACTCTCAAAGATGCCGGCACGCTCACGGACATCTCCCGCGTCGATGAATGGCGAGCCAAAAGAATCGACATTACCGACGCCAATCGGGCCGAGATAGCGAAGAAACTGAGGGGCAAATGAGCGAGGAATACTTTGCCTCTGGCTGTTTGCTGGATCCGGGCCAGCGAGACGCCGCAGTCGTGGACCTGATCGCCGCTGGCCGTCAGCCCATCTGCGCGGACAATGCCAGCATCAAAGGAACCTGGCAACGACTCAAGGCTCGCGGTGTTCAAGCAGTCCTGATGCCGCATCTCATGTTCAAATACTTTCCCGGACGCCGTAACGATTTTCAGCGAGCCAGCAGACCGCCACGATCCGACGACGATCACGGGACGTGCGTTTCTCGCGGAACGTATCGCGCGTGCATGTTGAGCATGTTGCGACAGATCGACGAAAAACAAATCGTCGGCAAACCTGTCGTTCTCTCATACGAATTTGTTTACGGCTACGGACGAACCGTGATCGGCCGCAGCCAGCTCGGCAACGGCGGCGGAATGTTCGGCAGCATGGCGGCGAAAACCGTGAGCCTGTTGGGAATCCCAGCGCGGGCGAAATACCCTAGCGCAGATCTGAGCGAGGATAACCCATTCGGCCAGCCGGCTCTGGCTCGCAAGTGGGGAACGGATCGTAAAGGACCGCCGCAGGATGTTATCGACGCCGCCAAGGGACACACGTTCGACGCTCACCTCGCCAATACTTCGGAGGAAGCCGCCGACGCTTTGGCTGCTGGCTTTGCCGCTGCGTTCTCCCGATCATGGGCGACGACTGGCCGACGAGACCAGAACGGAATGGTGAAGCCAACGCCGTCGGCACACTGTGAAACTCTCTGCGGAATCTTTCAAGCTCACAATGGTGAAGACGGATACCTCCACTGGCAGAGCTGGGGAGATAACACGCCCGGCGGCCCGAACGTATTAAAGCTCCGCGACGGTTCAACATACGAACTTCCAATCGGATGCTCCGGCGTTTATCGGTCAGACATGGACAAGGCTTTCCGAAGTGGAGACGCCGAGTCTTGGCACTTCGAACTCAGAGAGGGGAGCCAGTGGCGATGAACATCCTCGCACTGATCTTGATTATCGACGCCGGTATTCTGGCGTCGATGGATGGTCCGGATCTCCCGGACGCATTCAGGCGACCTGAGACCTCCGTGGTCGTTGAGCCAGAAACACTGCCAAGACAGGTTCCGGCCACGGAGGAACCTACGCCATTGATTCACTGGGAGACCTCGGCGGCGGCCAGTGGACTCGTAAAGGCGACAGCAAAAATCACTGATCGTTGGCTAGTTTCTGAGGACTGGTGCGCAAACTGCCCCGCCGCAAAAGCTCGGTTCAAAGCATCCGGCGGAAAAGATGAAAACATCATAACGATCGCTGAGGCATTGGAACTTCACGGAAAACAAATTCGTGGAGTCCCTCACGAGTACAGCGTCCAGACAGAACGCGAAATCCTGCAACCTCCATCGTATCGCGAAGCCGAGAAAATGGAGGTCGAACTCGACGGCAGGAACAAGCCGACGAAGTCGGCAATTCTCAACCATCTTCGAAACGGCAAACCACATCAGGGAAAACACTGGCAGGCGTGGTATCTTGAATCGTGGGACGCAGAGCAACTTTACGCACTGCATGACGACGACCATTTCGACCGAGTCCCGACGTTTGAGAATGATACCGTCAGCGCTATTGTGTCGAATGCTGTGGCCTCGCCGGAGGTCGTTGCTGGAATCCTCGCCGCACACCTTTTGCGACGTGGACACGTCACGGAGGATCAGGCTGTTCTCGGCCTGTTCGAAATCGACGTCGACGCTCCGGACAGCGCGCGGAAGTGGGCCGCGGACTTGCTGAAAAATCAAAGCGTTGAGTTTCCGTCTGTCGGTGTGTCAGCATCATGGAAGGGAAGTGATCGCCAGATCTCAGTCACCCCGGGCCGACTTCAGATAAAGCCCGGGGCGACTGTTTCCGTCAAAAAATTCGGTGTGTTACTCTCGACGACACTCCGAGGCGTTTCATTTGCTGACGATCTTTCATGGGCGACGCTGGAACTTGACGGAGCCCCAGACCTCACCGTGAGGTTCCAATGACCACCGAAACAGATTACGAGTCCGCCGCCATGGCTCGGTTCATGTCGGACGGTGTTATGCTGGCCGATGGGATCGATCCAGCAAACGAAAGAAAATCGAACCGCCGAGAAAAAACGATCAAGTCGGCGAGCAAATCATTTTATCGAGTGATGAACTCGGAGAACCCGCCAAAATCTCGCGAGGAAGCGGCACGCCGAGCACTTGGATTTCTGGGCCTGTTCTTTGCGTCGATGTTTCCGCAGTATTCTCTGGCAATCAAGGTAGCCTTTTTTCTGTGGGACGTATTCCACCAGGGGAAATGACATGGACCTCGGCGACGAGTGCCCCCCGTGGGTAGCCGAGGAAGGGCGCGAGATTTGGCAAGACACGTTACTCGAACTGAAAAGTCGCGACATGCTGGGCCGAGCCAGCCGCGTTCAGGTCGCCACGTATTGCCAAACGTGGGCACAATACGCCGCCGCAACGGCAGCACTGACAAAAGACGGCGAACTCAATATGTCCGTCAACAAGTACGACAAAGAAGGGAACGTGATCGGAGAGGAATTGAGTCCATGGTACAAGGTCCAGCAAGACGCCGAGGCGAAACTGAGACGGTACTGGAGCGACTGGAGACTACTCCCGAAGGACGTGAGGATCGTACCAGATGATGGCCATCGACGAGGGGCAGCTCGATTGCTGGAGTCACTACAGCGAGCAGGAAAGGCAGACGCTGCTGGATCTGCTCGCGCGAGCTGATTACGATCCCGACCGCGTTGAGCAGGTCGCCACAGACGCCGAACTCGAACTACTCAGGCGATCGAATCAGGAAACGCAGCACGCCCCGGAACACGATCACGAAGCGAACCTTTCCGCCTACGAGCGACACAAGGCCGACGCTGCGAAACGATCACGAGCCAAGTCAAAGGCCGGCCGCGATATCGGCCCGATTCCTCCGGTGACGGATCCGGAGAAACGCAAGGCGTGCGAGGCGAGCCTACAGACGTTTCTCGAGACGGTGTTTCCTCATGCGTTTCGGCTGGGCTGGTGTGACGATCACCTCATACTCATTAGCGAACTGCAAAAGGTGATTGAGTCCGGAGGGTTTCGAGCAATCGGAATGCCGCGAGGAACTGGCAAAAGCACTATCGTTATGCGGGCAATGTTGTGGGCAGTCTGTCGAAGGCTCCACAGTTACGCGATCTTGACGGCTGCAAACTCTGGCAAGGCCGAAAAACTGCTGAGAGACCTCAGCGTCGAACTGACCCACAACGAAATTCTGCTCCAGCTTTTTCCCGAGGTCGCGTTTCCATTCGTTGCACTAGAGGGAGTCGCTAACCGAGCGCGTGGCCAACTGTTCCGAGGCGAATCGACGAACATCGCGACCAACAATAAAACGCTCTGCTTTGCCACGTTGAAGGGATACCCCGGGACCGGTGCAATTATTGGCGCGGCGGGATTGCTCGAGGCAGTCCGCGGAGCCCTTCACACCCTCCCAGACGGCCGCGTGATTCGCCCGTCGATGCTGCTTTGCGACGACTTCCAGACGCGCGAGTCTGCCATGTCGCCGCTTCAATGCCACAACCGCAACGAGGTTATACAGAACGACCTCGTCGGAATGGCTGGACCGGATTCCGCGTTCTGTGCTCTCGTGACGTGTACGGTCATTAGGAAGGACGACGCCGCCGACAGACTGCTGACCCCCGACCTCCACCCAGACTGGTGCGGACTGCGCCGGAAGTTCCTGCGATCGATGCCGAACGAGGAAGCCATGAGGCTCTGGAGCCAGTACGCCGAAATTCGAGCCAACAGCCTGCGAACTCACGGCGACATCAGAGACGCGACGAAATACTACGTGGCCAACCGTGCCGCGATGGACTCCGGAGCCGAGGCGAGCTGGGAGGCACGTTTCGCCGCCGACCGTGGCGAGGTGTCTGCGATCCAGCACGCCATGGAATGGTACTACCGCAGCCGCTCGGGATTTTTCAGCGAACTGCAGAACGAGCCAGAGGACGACAGCAAATCAGGCCGGACGTGGTTGTCCGCCTCCGACCTCGCCACAGATCGCAACATTCAGTGCGCCCGCGGTGTGATCCCTCGAGGCTATACGCATCTCGTGGCAGACTGCGACGTCCAGGGCTCTTTGCTGTATTACACGGTCGCAGCATTCAAGCAGGACGGTTCGGGCCATGTGATTCGATACGGTACCTGGCCGGAGCAGGAAGACCCATATTTCACGCTCAGAGAGGCTCGCAAGACTCTGAACAGGAAATACCCCAGACGCGGAGACATGGCCGCACTCTCTCAAGGGATCACGGATCTTGCCGACTGGCTGTTCGAACAGGAATGGAAAACCGAGGACGGCGACGATATGCCGCTGCTCGCCGCTGCTTTCGATGCTCGCTGGCAGACGACGCTGGTCCGTGAGGCTCTCCGCAGATCCCAGCACGCGAAACGCCTGCTCGCCTACTTCGGGCAATCCTACCGAGCCGCAGACAAGCCGATTCAGGAAAGAAAATTCGACGCCGGCTCCCGTGTCGGTTTGGGCTGGGTGATGCCGAAACGGAAAACGGTCTCCGACGTCAAGACGCTGACAGTCGACGTGAACTTTTGGAAAACGAATCTCCACGATCAGCTCGCCATCAGGATCGGACACCCGGGAGCCGTGACGCTCTACGACGGAAAACATCGAATGTACGCCGAGCATTTAACGGCGGAGTTCGCCACTCAGACGGAAGGCAGAGGCCGGACTGTGATGGAATGGCGACTCAGGCCCGGGGCTGAGAATCACTGGCTCGACACAACGACAGGCTGTCTCGTTCTCGGCTCCGTGATGGGCTGCAACGTCCCTGAGATCTCGGACGCTGTCGAACGGAAACGCAAACGCAAACCCCGCAGAAAGACGGAACTCAAAACATGAGCACACAGGCGAAACCAAAGAAGACAGGCCGACCACAGGGAGCAGCGACCGCTGACAGAGATCTCGTCGACGTTCCGGCCAGCCGTTGTGCTCGCTGTGGATGCACTGACCGAGCAACATACAACGATTGCAAACGAATTCCGGGGCAGGGACATGACCCCAGCGGCAAGCCATATACGGCGGTCATTTTGAGGCCGACAAAATGCCTGAACCCAAAATGCGGACAGCATCGCGTCGATAGAACATGGGAATATGTCGCCAATGAAACAGGCGAAACCAATTAACGCGATTCAGTTTCGCCTCGGCATCCCGCAACCTGCAACATATGGCAACGGAAACGACGCTCGACAAGATCAATCGACTTCGCGCACTGCTGGAAAGCGGTGTCACGTCGTCGTCAGTCGACGGGGAAACCACCTCGTTCGATCTTGCTTCAGTGCGTCGTGAACTGATCAGGCTGGAGCGAGAGTACGGCACCAGAGCGAAGCGCAGCCGCGTTATCACCCCAATGATGGGGAGACGCTGATGAGCACCGTTAACGCACCTACAGGCGACCAGACATATCAAGCGCTGAACCCGAAGAACCGCCGCAGGGCATCGACCCGCCGCGTCGTTCTCGAGGATCGCCTCTTGACTGATCGCCGCAGAGAGGCTCTGTCGGCTAACGCTCTCGACGTTTGGCGGAATATGGGCCTGATGGCCTGGGCGATTCGCAGAACTCTCGACTATTGTTGCCTCTGGGACTTCCAGCCCAGAACGAAAGACCGTGGACTCAATGACGCTTTGAAACAATTGATGGCGCGGGACACGGAACCCGAGGCAATCGACTATTACGGCCGAATGGACTGGGACGATATGCGTCGAGTCGCCGAGGCTCAGAAGTTACTGTCCGGCGATTGTTTTTTTGTGAAGATGGCCGATGGTACTCTTCAGATGATTGAGGGTTCCTACTGCAATAGCCCGACCACCGCACGAAACAAGGCCGAGACATGGGTCAACGGTGCAAAGCTCAAGAATGGCCGCGTCGTCGCGTGGAATTTCTCGCAGGAGGATCCCATCACCGGCCAGCGTTCGGACAAGTCGGTTCGTCAGTCGTCCGTGTGGCAACACTGCCAATTCGAAGGGCGACCGAACCAGATACGGCCGCAGTCTCCGATAGTCGCCGCAATCAATGAATTTCGCGACCTCGACGAAACGTTCGACCATATGCGGGCAAAGGTCAAACTCGACCAGCTTTTCGGAATTGCCTTCACACGAGCGGCAGACGCCGAGGGATTCGACGAGGACGATCCAGCAGCGTCGGACGTTCAGGAGGGCTCCGCCCGCGTCGTGGACTTTGGAGACGGCCCAGCCGTTTTTGATCTCGACGAAGGCGAGGGGGTCACACCGGTACAGAGTCAGAACCCAGCATCATCAACGCAGGAATTTTTGAAACTGTGCGCTCAGGTTGCTCTGAAGTCGCTTGATCTGCCATACAACTTTTTTGACGAGGCCCACACCAATTTTTTCGGAAGTCGTGCCGCGTGGTTGCTGTTCGAGCGGGCTTGTTATGCTCGCCGCAAAACGCAGGACCGACTCCATCGGAAAATGACGGTCTCCCGTTTCTGGCGATGGGCGTTGCCTGTCGACATGGGCGGAACCGGGGAAATAACACTCCCAAACTCAATGCAGATTCAGGACGTCCCTTTCCGCTGGGTTCCTCGAGGCGTCGCGTGGTGGAAACCACAGGAAGAACTCGACACGGCTCTCAGATCGGTCGCCGCCGGCCTCAAATCAATGCAGGACGTTTGCGACGAGCACGGTTTCGGAGACTATCTGGACAACGTCCGCGAGATCCACGGCGAACGTGAGGAACTTGCGAGCCTCGGTTATGTCCAGAAGTGGAGCCAACAGGCGATGGTATACCTCGCCGACATTGACGACATGAGCGAACAACCGGCGACGGGTGGCGAGTCGCAACCCTATTCCGAAGACGAGCCGGAGGTTCCGGTCGATCCAGCCCCAGACGAAAGTTAAGGAACTCGAATCATGACTAACATGCTCGATCTGATCGAAGCAATTCAAAACATTAGCCCGGCGATTTCGCAGGCCGCCGTTGTCGCCGCACTGACCGACAATTCCGGCGGAGCCTCCGCGGACGGCACGATCGGAGCCGTCACAACGTTTACGCCGAGCGTCGCGTGGAATGGCTCGTCGGTTTATCCCAGCGCCGCAGACGCAACCGCTATTGCCGCTGCAATCACTGCACTGATGGCCGCAGTCAAGGAACTGTCGACAAAACAAAACGCTGTGATAGCATCGCTGAAGGCTGCCGGAGTGATGGCCAGCTCATAACGGCCGCAGATCATTTATCGCGTTCAGTTTTTCGAATCACCGGAAGCAAGTCATGCCAGCAATTACAACCGCACCGAAAAACGGCCTCTTTCGAACTCAAACGACCAACGCACCCCCGGTGCGAGTCGACCGAGCCGCTCGAGTCGTTTTCGGCTGTGCTCTCATGCAGGCTGGAGATTTGAATCCGGGCGATTCGAGAAACTGGACCGTTACGCCGGAAACGCTGTTTCAGGCGCACGAACTCGGCAGCCGTGGAAACAACGGGCTCAAGGCGCGATTCACTCACCCGAATATGTCGTCGGACGGAATGGGTTCATACCTAGGCCGCTGGAAAAATCTCAGAATTGACGGTGACACTTTAAGAGCCGATCTGCACATCGCCGACGCCGCCTTCACTTCACCGCAGGGGGATCTGGGAACGTATGTCATGGAAATGGCAGACAGCGAACCGGATATGTTCGGTGTCAGTTTGGCCACCGAACTCGACATGGAAAGCCTCGCTCAATTCGAGCAGGAACGTGACATCAGCGGCGACGGCTCGGCTCGCTGGGAAATGAAATTCACAGCAGTGCGGGCCGGAGACGTCGTCGACGAGCCAGCCGCAACCCGCGGCGGAATGTTCGACTTGTTAACGGTCGATCAACGAAACCTGCCAGCTCAGGCTACTGCGCTGCTTCAAACATACTTTGGCGATGCGGAACCTGCCGTGGTCCGTTCCCGTATCGACGGATTTCTGGACCGCTATTTCAGCAACAAAGGGGCAACCATGCCGGAACAAACGACCTCGCCAGTCGAGGAAACAACGCCAACCACTGAGACGCCAACCGAGCAACCGACGACGCCTACCCCGACGACCACAGAACCGCCGGCCAACGAGTTCGGCAGCGTCGATCTCGGAGAGTATATGAGCACGTTCGGTGATGCCGACGGCGCTCGAATGTTCCGCGATCGGGTTCCGTTTCAAACGGCACTCGTTCAGCATCTCGCGAAACTCCGCGGCACCATTCAGGATCTTTCCGCAGAGAACGCTCAGATCAAGGCACGTTCCGCAGAACTGGCAAAAACGATGCACGGAGAGACCGAGCCGGTAAACGTCGGCCAGGGCGAGAAAAAGAAGTCACTGTCCGAGGCTTTCCGCCGGGGATCAAACCCGAAACAACGCTGAGCCGCCAGAACCGCGGCAACGAATCACCTTTGTCTCCGTGATGGGAGACCCGGATAAGGACGACGGTCCCCGGGTTCTCCCTCAACGAGAGTTTTTGTTTGACGAAATCCATCACGGGGGATCGAAAAGGAATCCTCCAAATGGCTGATACTCTGACGACGCTGGCCGAGCTGGTGCTGTTCAACAGCGCCGACGTGAATCCAGCCGAAATGACCAACATTCTAAACGGTGCTCCGGTGCTGTCGGCATTGCACGCGATGCCATCCAGCAACGGCACACTGCACAAGTACAACATCGAAACCGGCGCACCGGTCGTCGGGTTCCGTGCTGTGAACGACGGAGCCGATTACACGGCCGGCAGCAGCACTCAGACCAGCGTCACGCTGAAATACCTCGACGCCAAGGTGATCGAGGACGCCGCAGAATGCGGAGCCTACAAGGGCGGGGCCGAGGCGTGGATGGACCACCGCACTAGCCGCGTTCTGCGTCAGGCGTTGTACGTCTACGAAAAACAGGTCTGGTATGGGACCGTTCACGGTAGCTCGGACGGATTCGCAGGTTTGGCGAATGATGCCAACTACAACGGCAGCGGCGACGCTCTCGTCGTTGATGCTGGCGGCACGACCGCCGGAACTGGTTCCTCAGTCTGGTTGCTGTGCTCGACTCCAGACGACGCCGCGTTCGCTCTTGTTGGTGCTGGTGATCCAGCGATTAATGGCGGGAACAATATCAACTTCACAATCAGCGAAACGTTTCGCTCGATGGTTCTCGGAGCCAACTCCAAGAGCATGACGGCACTTTGCCGCGATGCTGGGGCGCATTTGGGCATTCAAGTCGGCAGCAAATACGCTTGCGTGCGAATTGCCAACCTGACAGCAGACAGCGGCAAGGGTCTGACTGACGCACTGTTGGAGGATGCAATGGCCTTGTTCCCGTCGTCAATGCAGCCGACTGTGATCGCCATGAGCCGCCGCAGCCGAAAGCAGCTCCGCAAGAGCCGAACGACCTACAGCCCGACCGGTATGCCAGCACCGAACCCGATCGAGTTCGACGGTGTTCCGATTTTCGTAACGGACAGCATCATCGACACCGAGACGCTGTTGGCGTAGTCCTTTCCTCAGGGTTGCTCACTCGCTCGGCTGCAGAGCCTTCACTGTATCCGAGTCGAGTGGGCAATTTTGACACATCGCGAAAACAATGGCGTTCCGACATGGTTTCACCCGTTCAAGCAGCAATGCAAGCGACACACGCGGCCACTCGCCGCGTCCGTGGTGAATCCGTGACATACACACGCGGAGCGACAACCGCGACCGTGACGGCGACCAGAGGCAGCAGCCGCTGGACGTCCGAAGCAGTCGAGGGCTCCGTCAATGTCGATGAGCGTTCCGAGGACTGGCTGATTCTTGCCACCGATTTGACGGAGGCCGGAATCACTGGCGGACCGACGCGAGGCGACACAATCACCGATGAAAACGACGTCGTTTTTCGTGCTATGCCGCCCGGATCAACGGAGCAGGTCTGGCGATGGCACGACAGAGGCCGAACCGTTTACAGAATCTTCAGCAAGGAACGGAACTCATGAGTTCTGGTATTCAGGAAGCAGCAACGAAAGGACTCGTCGACTGGGCAAAAGGCCAACCATTTACCAACGTCCTGCTCACGGCAATTTTCTGTGCGGGTTGTTGGTTTGTGTACTTCGCTCTCAATGTGGCAATCCCACAGCATATAAAAACGTTGAACGATTCAGCGGAGCGAATACACACCTCCCACAGGGAGGAACGTACCGAGACGGTCAAAATGTACGACAAGTGGAACAGTCAGATTTTCGAACTGAAACGAGAGGCACAACAGGCGACTAGAGCACAGGCACCTGTCGCAAGTGTGGAACAGTAACATATGGCACTCAGCGCACATCAGGAACTTGCAGACGTCCTCCGTGGCCTCATCGCCGCGTGGGGCTCGCTGCCGTCCGGATTCAGCGTTGAACGAGTTTATAGCGTCGACCGATACGTCGGCGGCTGGACTGATGAAGCTCCTGGGCGAATTTGCGTCCTCGTGTCATCGATCACGCCAGAGCGCACCGGACGCAATACAGATCAAGACGACGTGACTGTCTCCGTCGTCTGGCTGCAGAAACTGACAGACATCACAACGATCACTGAGACAGACACGGCCGACACTAACGCCGACACACTCCGAAAGTTCCTAAGATCAAAGCAGCGGGCGACGCTCCCAGTATTCGGTCGGACAGCCAGCCGCGTCGCCACTGGTGTTCCGACACCATACGCCGCCGACATGATCCGCAACAATGAGATTTTTTGTTGTGTCATTCAAACGACCTACAGACTGTTCGCGGAGGTCGCGTGATGGCATTCCAACCGTTCAAAGTGCAGCTTTCGAGATTCCTCGACAGACCGCTCGCGAAGCAACTCGGAAAGACTCGCCGCAGATACCTGACAAGAGTCGGCGGTGCGATTCGCAAGACGGCTAAACGACTGTTGAAACCAGCGAAGGAAATGAGCCTCTCGGAAATGACTCCAGAGGCACGCGCCCAGTATTGGTATGAGGTTTCACGCTGGCGGAAGGGACTTCGCAAGTCGGAGCCAATGCTGCCGGACCGCGTCGCACCCCGAGGAAGGCCGCCGCTACTTCACACACATTTGATCAAACGCGATGCCAGAGGAAAAACAGTCTTCAACAAAACCGGCAAGGTCAAGACGTTTAACCCTCTCAAGGATCTGATTCTGTTCTCTCTCGACGATGCTGGAACCTCCGTTGTGATCGGCCCGAGCCAGTTTCATAGCGGCAACCTGCAACGACTCGAAAAAAATAACCCATTCATGGAACCGGCGTTTGCCGCGATCGAGCCTCAATTTCCTCAATTCCTCGCCGCCGCAAGTGGCAACAACTAAGGACAAAGAAACATGGTAGCCGCAACGCCCGGGGCCGTTTATGGCGATGACGCGAAACTTTACTACTCCGCAACACTTGGCGGAGCCGGATCACTGACCGTCATTGATTGCGTAATTGATGACACGATCAACCGCGAACGACGATCAAGCGAAGTCGTTTACCGCGGAGCCGACGAGGTTATGGAGCACGTCGGCAAGTGCAAAACGACCATCAGCGGGAACTTGATGACGCTGGTCGGGACGCCTGGCGTCGCGTATTTGGTTCTAAAAGCCGCGTTTCAGGCAAAAACGACGCTTCACTGGGCCGCCTCTACCGGTGACATCACTGAGGTCGGCGCACAAGTCACACGCTTTGAGGGCAAGATCAAGAGTTGGACGGAGTCACGTCCGGACAATGGGAACGTTCAGGTGGCGTTCGAAATCGTCAAAACGCCGGACAGCAGTTACGCGACGACTCTGGCTGTTACCGCTTCCTAACGGTCGCCGCACAATCACAGCCGCGGTGTGAATGCCGCGGCGTTTTCTGTTTTTCAATGAGGGAACGAGACATGCCAGAACTTGGCGAAATCAACGAGGTCGAGGTCATCAAGGCGGACGGTTCGAAAACCACCGTGAAACTGAAAACGATCGGCATTAAGCGAGAGCCGAAACCGCCAGAGCCGCAGGAACCTATTACGCCGGCCGAACCAGAATAGACCGGCCGACGAACAACGCAACCACGAACCTGAGGGCAAACAATGCACGCGACATGGACAGACAATACGGGGCATCCGCACCCGTTGAAGATAGACGGAGCAACCGCGAAACGCCTGCTCCGGGAATGCGATATTAACCTGCTGACCTGTTTGGTCGACACGGGGCACATTCAAAAGATCATACAGCGACTGGCAGACGAGCCAGAGGTACTCATGGCAGCGTGTGCCTGTTGTGAAGGAATCGACCCTAAGGCGCAAGATCACTATTTCAGCCTCTGGGACGGCGACGCATTTCAGACCGCATCGGTGGCACTGTTGGAAGCGATCGCTGATTTTTTCCCGGTCCGGCCTCGTCAGATCCTGACGACATTGATCAGCAAGATGATCGAGGCCGCGGAAATGGTCAGCGGCAAAGCACTGACGGCGGTAATGAAGCAACTGGAGGAAACGGACTTTTCTTCGGTCGTCGACAGATCGCAGACCCGTGGAGGTGGTGGAACTGGATCTGCGGAGTCGTCGGCAACGGGGCAGAAACGCTCACCCTCCGGGAACTTCTATGGCGGTGGGAAGGAATCACGTATCACGAATTCATGATCGCCGGCCATATCGTCGCCGCGGTTTACAACGTGAACCGAACGAAGGACACGCAAAAGGTCTGGAGCTGGATCGACTCGCACCCGAGTCATCAGAAACAGAAACGACACGGAGCCAGTGGAAAACAGGTTATCGCAGCGGTCGCCGCGATGGGCTCCGGAGAATGGGAGTTTGCTCCCGGGTACGACTGGTCCGTGATTATGGGAACTTGAAATGTCCAGCGGTGGAATCGAAGCGGCAAAAGCGTTTGTGCGAGTCTATTGGGAAGACTCCGCCATCCGCCGAGGCATTGAAAGCACAAAAGCGATGCTCGAGTCCACGGCCGCCAATATCGCCTCGATCGGGGCTGGAATGGCTGGAGCTGGGGCAACGATTCTGGCACCGCTGACAGCCGCCGTGTTTCAGTTTGCGGGAGCTGGGGCAGCAATCGACGACATGAGTCAGAGAACCGGAGCCAGTGCAGAGGCACTCAGTCAGCTTGCATACGCCGCCGGCCAGTCTGGAACCGACATCGGCACGGTCGAAAAAAGTATTCGAAAGCTCGGCAAGACCGTGACAGAAGCCGCTGACGGAAGTCAGGGAGCCGCCGCCGCTCTTGCCGCGATCGGTCTGAGTGCTGCCGAGCTGTCGACGATGACACCGGAGCAACAACTGCAGGCCGTCGCCGATGGACTCGCAAAGATCCCCGATCCCGGTGAGAAAGCCGCGCGAGCGATGGACGTCCTCGGCAAATCAGGGGCCGACATGCTGCCTCTGATGAACGGCGGAGCTGAGGGAATCCGGGAACTCATGAACGAGGCCGACGCGCTCGGTCTCACTCTATCAGGCGATCAAGCAGCGTCCGCCGCCGCGTTTGATGATATGTGGGATAAACTCAAAAACACGTTCGGAGCCGTGTCCATGCAAATCGGGGCCGCGCTGGCTCCGGCAATCACTGACCTGATGGGCCGCGTTGTTCCCGTCGTCGCCCAGGTCGTTCAGTGGATCCGCGAAAACGGAGGACTCATCAAGGGCGTCGCCATGCTGGGCGTGGGGCTGGTTGTCGCTGGCGCTGCATTGACTACATTCGCCGGACTGCTCACTGGTATCGCGTTTGTTCTCGGAGCAATCACGAGTCCTCTGGGAATTATGATCGGACTCATCGCCGGTCTGGGCGTTGCGGTGATTCAGTATTTCGGCGGAGCGACGAACGCTCTCAACATGCTGAAGGATGCCTTTCCGGGACTGCTGGCACCGATTCAGGAAGTCGGCGGGGCAATGATGAAGTTCCTTAACGCTGGCGAATACCAGAAAGCCGCGGAGGTTCTCTGGCTCGGCCTCAAACTGGCGTGGATCACCGGAATAGACGCACTCAATCAAGAATGGTTGATCTGGAAACACGCATTCCAAGACGTTTTCGATTCGGCAGCTAACTACGTCGTGAAGAAATGGGCCAAACTGCAGAACACACTGGCAAAGGGTATCGTCAGTGTGATGGCGTTTTTCGATTCTTCAATTAACGTCGATGACGTGAACGCTGAACTCGAGGCCATGCTACAGCAGCAACTGGCAACGACAGACACGGCCGCAGCGGAACGACAAAAGGAACGGGATGCCGAATTCGCCTCCAATGTCGGCAAGGTCAATGCCGATTTGATCGCCGCCCGCGAGGCTCTGGCGGCGTCCGTGTCTGAGGCAGCCGCACTCGAGCCAGCCGTTCCAGAGGCCGTCACAGCGGCACAGCAGGCACTGACGACTCAGCTCGATGACGTTTCCGTGAACGTCGCCGCGGCTACAAAAACACCGATGAACCAACCGCAGGACATCAGAAGCGTCGGCGGGGCCGCTCAACTGACGAACCTGATCAACAGGACCGGCGAGGTGTCCCGGCGTCAACTCGACGCACTGCTGGAGATCGCACGAAACACAGCGGGCGGATTCAGCCCGGAGGTGGTGAATATCTGATGGCTGTTTCATGGGTCAAAGAACTGAGACGATACGACTGGCAGGAGGACGCCGAGGGCAACGAGACGGCGGTCATAGAATATGAGATTTTCGTCGATGATTACACGACGACGATCAGCAGTATTCTCGCGCACGCCAGCGTACCGGATCGTCGCTCCGCTCATCCAGAAAACTCGAACGCCTTGTGCGTCAGTCGATCACTCAAAGGAGCCAGCGACTTCGACGATCTCATGATTCTTACGGCGACGTTTTCGACGAAACCGATCAGCCAGCAGGACAATAACGACCCTTTGAACATGCTAGTCAAGGGGGGAATGCGATCAGCTTGGAAAGAGGTTCCCGCGTATTACGACGCCTTCGGATATCCTCTCGTCAATGGTGCCGGCGATCTTTACGAGGGGCTAGTCAAAAAACAGCGATTGCGACAAATCAACGTGACGGCCAATTATGCAGCGATTCCGAATTATCTGTTCGATCTCGCCGAAACGCTCAACAATGCCGCCGTGACGATACACGGCAAAACCTATCCGGCTGGAACGTGTCTGTTGACCAATGTCAACATGCCGGACGAGCCGACGACATCAAAAGACGGTGTCTCATACTGGCCGATAACTTACGACGTCGAGGTCAATCCCGCCGGCTATTTCATCATTCTGCCCGACAAGGGAATGCACGAACTCGTTTATCAGACCAGAGCCAGCGTCACAGCACCGAACAACAAATTCGCGGACGTATCGAAGGCAACATACGACGCGGAAGGCACGGCGAATCTAAAGCAAGTCATAAAACGCCGGATTCAAACGAGTGAACAGCAGGACACGGCAGAACCCTTGTGGCTCGATCAGAACGGACAAGCGACGCGGGTAATATCGTTGACGAATACGCCGTTGACGTCCGGAGCGATGACGGCCGGCAGCGCTACGCTGACGGTAGCCAGTGGACTCGTCGAGGCGACGCACAAAGGCTGTCTGGTCATTGTCCCGGGGGCCGGTCCGTTCGGCAGAAAATTGGAGGCAACAATTACGGCGGTCGCGAGTGGTACATCGTGTACCTTGAGCCGCGCAGCACTGACGACAGTGTCCGGCAAATCGGTCTACATTCCGGGGGCACGGTTTCGCCAGTTTACGCTCGATGATCTCGCCGACTGGTCGTCTGTGCCACTCCCGGACAATGAGCCATGAGCAAACGTTACACGCCAAACCTCACAATCACGGACGCCAGACGCCTGCGATCTGTACTCGATGCCGCAGACGTTTCGACGTCTGGGGCGTTGGAGTCCAGCATTTCGCAAAATGGTGGCGCTGTTGTCGTCGAGATCAGGGAAGACATAGCCGCCGATGACCTCGATCAACATTACGTTTCCTTGATGCGACTAAACGGTGGGGAGTTCGTCGATACTCTGCAAACCGTTCCCGTTCGGAACGTTTCGCGCGTAGGGATAACGGCGTCCGAGGAATTTCCCGTCCGTGTCATCGCGAAACACGTTAGCAATCTCGGGCTGTGCATCGACATCCAGTTTGTTGGAAGTGAACTCATTCAGTTTCAGCCCACTGACGTTTGCGAGGGTATTGGCCTTACTTGTGATTGTGTCACGGCAACAGTTCTCACGGCGTCCTGCGGTTCATCGGTTGAACCTGGCGACGTCGTTCAGGTCTGGGACCAGTCACGCGGCTGGTTTCAAATGCCAGAGGCGTTGTTGTTCGCGTCGGTCGGCTGGGCTCATAAGGTCAAAGTCACCGAGGCAGACCAATACGATCTGCCGTTCGACGTCGGTCCGTGTCGCTATGTCGTCATTTCAATGGACTGCATCGAGCAGGAGCCAGCCTGATGGCGTTCGACGTCTTCGGCCATGGCCCGCAATATCTGCCGTATGTCAATCCGCAGTATTATTCAAACGGGCCGGATAGGAAGAAAGGCCCGTCAAAATGTCGCGGCGTTGTTGGCGGATGTTACGACGGAGCACCAGAACCACACGACCACTCATGTTGCTGCGATCCATGCCGACACGTCTACGTCGATGTTTGCGGCTCTGGGCATTGTTGCCGGTGCATTCCGAAGGCAATTTGTGCGGTGTTTACTCCGGACACCGTCACAGCACAATGCAAGGCGAAGTCATGGACGATGACGCCCTCAACAGCGGATGGAAGATCTTCCTACACCTTTTCACCGAATGGCGATCAAATCACACTGAGCGTCGGTGCAGAAACTGCGGAGGAAGGATACGTTGGCGAATGCACATGGAAACTGTTTTCTGCCGCACTGAGCATCAATGAAAGTAGACTAATCGACCACAGCGGCGCGGTTCATTGTCAAGCACCGCCGGACTTCACAATTGAGGGGTTCAATTACGTTCGGTACGACAGCGAGGGCACGCCGTCAGATTGTTACGGCACAATAACGTTTACCGAAAAGACATTTGCGAAAGTGCCGTTCGTTTATCGCTGGCAGGGGCAGGAAGAGTTTGCGGCGGTGACGTGCGGCAGTTGTTCACAGATCTGTCAGGTTCTCTGCGTTCGTCGTGGCAACGAATACGAATCAGATTACACGCGAGTGGATTTCCTCTGGGACACGGACACAGAACGCTGGAACGCGAACGACACCAGCGGGCACTACATCACGCTCCATGAGGAATACGGAAACTGTTACCTCAAACTAGACAGCATCAGCCCTACGACACTTCAGGGCGACTTGGTTCTCATTGATACTGCAGCTTGCTCGATCGGAATGGATTTGACTGTCGTCGATGAGGTCGGCGATTACATCAAAATAAGCTGCAATCCCTGTTCCTGCTGGCGGTATTTGTGCGGGGCGTTTCGTTGTGCCTGTCGTGAACTCTGCGGCGTTGGAGTGTTGGCGGGCGAACTTGTTGAGCCGTTTACGCTGAATTGGGACACCGACGCTCTGCGATGGGGTGACGACACTTTTTCAGTCACACCGACGCGCGGCGAGAATGGCGAGTGCATGGTGTCAGTCACCGGCTTTGAAGATCCTGTCGAGGTTACAGAAACGAACGACGGATCATTCGGTTTTGCGATTTCTCAAAGCACCGCCGATTCCTTGTCCGAAGGCTCCGCGACTTACTACTACTTCCGCTGCAAAAATTGTGACGTTGATTGTGCGAGCGGGACGTGTCTGTCTGAATGCGAAGACGTACCGTCAGTTCTCTACGCAGAACTGAGTGCGGCACCGTGGACGGAAATGCTCGGCTGCAATCCTGCCGAACTCTGTTTTGAAACGATCACGTTCCCGCTGGTGCAGGTGTTTGTCTCAACGATCGACAATCCGGCTGGCGAATGGCGGTGGATCGGGAGTGCGATCATTTCCTGCAAAAATTGTATCGGAGCAACGCGCAAGAATTATCTGGTCAGTGTTGATATCGGATGCGATGGCGCTGGAACGTTTAGTGTGTACCATCCAGACGCATCCGCCCAGTGCAGTCAGAATCTCAGTTTTACTCTGCCTTGCGACGGTTCGGCTCCGTGGGATTTCACTTTCGGACCTTACACCGATTGCGATGGCCTCAATGGTTGCTGCGATGAGGGCGGGTTCATTTTGGGAATCACGGAATGAGTTGTGACCAATTTCCGGCGGGATCCAGAAAACACCAGATCTGCACCGGTCAGGCGGATTTGCCACTGGAAAAAATCAACGCCTACCGAGCGAAATGGGGGCTCGATCCGCTCTCTGAGTCGAAGTCGCCGGGAACCGTTCGTGTCATCGTGCATCAGGGGCAGGCACCATTGCAGGTGCGCAGGGTTGAGCATTCCAGACGGCTGCCGTGTAAGTGCTCCGTAAAGACGCCGGCACAGGGGCCGGGAACGGAGTTAATCGAACTGCTGAAGGGCTGGAAAGTTCCGCCATGCCAGCAGTGCAAGGATCTTGCAGCCAGAATGAATGTATTGGGGGTTTCAGGCTGCCGTGAGCGAATCTCCGAAATTGTTGAAGACATATTTCCTCGTGCGAAGGAATGGCTCGCAGCGAATAAGCCGTGGGCTCACGCGATGCTGCCGGAGATTGTCGAGGACGCTGGCATCCGGTTAAAACTCCGTCACGACGTTGGAAGGGCGATCGACGCCGCCGACGCAAAACAGTTACGGCGTTCCGCCCAATACGTGAGCCACGGTTACAAGGCCTCGCCGGCGACGTTTGTTGATGCTGCGGAACCGATGTTTCGCATTAGGACGGCCGTCCGCACATCGTTCCGCGAAGTCAGAACGCTGGAGAAAACAATTGCCTCATTGCAGGCAGCAGGCTTCGAAACGCCGACAGTTTACGCTGAGAAAAACGCAGTCGATGTTCCGGGTGCAATTCAATGGACGGAGCAGCTCGGGGCGTTCCGGTCATTCGTGCGAATGGCTCAGCACATCGTGGAAGGTTACGCGGGCTGGCTTTTGCTCTGCGAAGATGACGTCCAACTAAAAAACGGGGCGGCGGATTATCTGCGGACGCTCAATATCATGCCGGATCAGGTCGTGAGCCTATACGTTTCAGCAAAGCAGGACGGGTTGCTCGCCGGCGATGGGCTCAGTGAGATCATCGGAGACATGCACGGTTCGCTGGCGTATTTGATCCACTCGTCGACGTTGCAACAGGTTCTGAACTCACGGACGTTTCGTGAATGGACGTCGGACCAAAGAGTGGACAGGGCATTTTGTAAAGCCGTCGCCGAGGTAGACGCAAAGCTACTTTGCCCACGTCCTGCACTGGCTCAACATATTGGCCTGACATCAACGCTGGTTGCTGGTCGTCGGCTGGACGCGGCCAGAACGTCGCACAATTTCAGCCCAGATCGACACAAGTCGGGACTCGTTACGCTCATCACCCCGACCGGCGACCGGCCAGAAGCGTTCGCAATGTGCGAGCGATGGATAAGCCAGCAACGATACACGGGGCCGATTCAGTGGATTGTGGTCGACGATGGACACGTCCCGACAGAGGTTAACCAGGCCCATATCGTTCTGCGGCCTGAGCCGATCCACGGACACAGCCTTTGCCGTAATCTGCGAACGGCACTCCCGCACATTCGAGGCCAGCACGTTCTGATCATCGAGGATGACGACTATTACGGGCCGGATTACGTTTCTGTCATGGTCGGAAGACTGCAGCACGCGGATCTCGTCGGAGAGTTCGGGGCGAAATACTACTACATTCGCGAGAAACGCTGGCGGCACAACACGAACGAAAAGCACGCCAGCCTATGCCGTACCGGCTTCAATCGCACGGTCCTGCCGACGTTGGAAAAGTGCATCACTGGAACAGATCACCCGAGCGTCGATTTGCGACTATGGCAGCGATGGGACGGTTCCGCGCTGTACTGGAACGACCAGTCGGGAACGTCTCGAATGTGCGTCGGTATCAAGGGCGTCAGCGGTCGGCAGTCCTACGGATGGAAGCCGTCGAAGAATGCTCAGCTCGACGACGGAAGCAAACTGACACAATGGCTCGGCGCGGATGCGGTGAACTACTCAGCAGGTGGCACCAGCTTAACAACGGTTCCGGGCTCGCCAATATCGCCTGGAACGTCGAACACAGCCCAGCGCGGCTGATAACTGACGACGGTGTATGGCTTTTTGTAACGCTCGTTCGCGACAGGCTCATCGTCGTCACTGTCGACGACACGCTCGACGACACACTCGACCAGTCGATCACCCTGTTTTGCCTCGTGAATTGAAAAAGCGACGAACAGCATCACGGACAGGCAAGCGAGGTAAACAAAGAAACGATCTGCAATATTCATTCTGACGGCCTCCAGAAATCCACGATTTCAAAATCCATGTCCGAAGTCAAGTATAAACCGCGAAAATGGGTTTCCGCATTTCAGGCATATACTGCTGTCTGATGTTTGAACGCGGGCGATATCATCGCAGTTACGAATGAAACGAGGGCAAAAGTAAACGCGGATCGTTGATCCGCTGTTGGTAAGAAATCGAGGAAAACATGAGTCCACAGGAACTGAAGGCACTGATCGAATCTGACCCAGAAGCCAAACGACTGGCGTCAACGGGGGCTGCGGATCTCTGTGCGGCTCGGTGTCGCGATATTGCACCGAAAGTGACTCGTCAGACGATGATTAGCGAGCTTTCGATTCTCAACGTATATCCAAATCCAGCAGACGCGGAAACGGTTTTACAGACGATCGAAGAGGTGGCGAAAGCCAATCCTGTCGTCAATCGCGTGCTGAAATGGCTCCAGCCAGGAGCACCGGGAATTGATATCGGTGACGCTCGTGTTCGTGGCTTGCTGGTTGCTCCAGTGCAATCCGGCGGCGTTGGGTTGAGTCAAGAATTAGCCAGGCCTTTGCTGGCGGCTGCTGAAGTAGCTCCGGAAATCTCCGGGGCCGATGTTTCGACCGCATGGCCTTTTGGAGTGTGATGCCGTGGATAACGCAGAACTGTTATTGATCAAGGCTGAACTAACAAACGATCCTCAAAATCTTGGGCTGACGACAGCACCGGAAGACGACGAAGCGAACGCGAATCTGCTGAATGAGATCCGCGAGGATATTCAAGTCTATCGGGCTTCTGTTGCTTCCGACGAGATTGTTGTTTCCCCTTCAGAGTGGGCCGCATTGTCACCGGCTCAGCAGTCGTGGTGGAACAACCAGACGCTTGATGGCACTGTCAAACCTGCGGTCATTGTCAGTGGATTTTATGAACTGTTCGGCAGCAACACAGCGGCACGAGCGTCTTTTGATGCGGTATCCACTGAGCCAGCATCTCGGGCGCGTCAACTGCTCGACCGGTATGTGACGCTGACACCATCGGACATTGCAAACGCACGGACGGCGACATGATAACGGACTCCGAACTGCTGCAACTGAGGAAAGAAATTTATCTGGCCTTGGTTGCAAAGTCGGGGGTCAGAGAGTGGGACGAGCCAGAGGTCAATCAGACGATCTGGATTGCTGCACTGGATGCAGCAGATGGGCTTTTAGGAATTGACTCAGAACCCTCAGAAGGGGGCGGATCAGTGGCATTACCTGACGCATTTAAGATTCAAGAGGGAATAGCAAAGACGCTTCGAAGTAGCGGCGGAAGTGCTGCCATAACGCTTGCATCGTTGGCAAACAGCAACGGAACCTCAACAGGTGGGCGGCAATCGGCTTCGCTGGACATGGGAGCAAATTGGGCTCAGCGATGGCGTTTAGAATGCAATTTTGAACTTGCGGCTACTCCAACCGCCGGTAACGCAATCGACCTCCACGCTTCTTGGAACTCAGCAACTGGAGCAGGTGACGCAAATACCAGCGGAAGTGATGCAGCGTATTCAGGCTACAGCAGCAACCTGAATGCTGCCTTAAATCAATTGGAGTTTCTTGGCTCGCATATTTGCACGAGCCAAGTCACATCAACAGTTCAGCGGTCGCTTGTCGGTGTGATATTTCCAAAGGGCCGATGGTTGAACCTTGTCGTGGTAAATCGCAGTGGTGCAGCATTCCATTCGAATGATGCCAACTGCGTGATTACGCTCACTCCGCTTGAAGACACGATCGTTGAGGACGTGTAATGATTCTTCCGGGATCATACGCTAACGGATTTGCACCACGCGACGGACGCCCGCTGTTTCCTGAGTTGTGGCGTGGTTGCGTCGGTGCTTGGGCACCATGCCTCGGGCCGACAGGGGTGACGTTGCGTGATTGGAGCGGACTGGCGCGACACGGCACCTTAGTATCTGGCGGTCAATTCATGGTCTCAAGCCGCTTCGCTATTTTGCTGAACGGAACGGACCAGTTTTTATCATTGTCTGCGGTCGTTTTGCCGCGTCCATTCACCGCATCATTTTGGATCAATCCTACGTCTGTGAGCGGTGATATCAGATTGCTTAATCCATCCGTGGGCACGTATCCGCAGTTTTTTTGCCGAATAAACTCAGGGAATTTTGAGGTCTTAAATGCAGGCGGAGATACGTGGCTTACACTGGCGACCGGAATCACTGCAAACGTGTGGACTCATTTATGTTTAACAGCGACCACAACAGAAACCGTAGGCTTTGTAAATGGTAGTGAAAGAAACACAGTAGCCGCTGCCGCTGGAATAATAGATAACTTGACGTTCGGATCTCGTTACGGAAGTTTTGGTCAGTTTTTCCCAGGCTTATTTGATGACATTATGCTGTGCAATCGTGTGCGAGGACGGCGAGAAATTCGCACATTGGCATCACGTCGCGGCATTGCTTACGAACTTGCTCCACGTCGCAGGTCTGCATTGGTGGCCGGTTTCCGTGCCCACTGGGTGCGTCGGCGTTCGTTAGTTATTGGTGGAGGTATTAACTGATGTACCCGCGAAATGCAGCAAGTCCACCGCGAATCGCAGTCGGTGCTGTTGTACAGATCTCAGATGGTGCTGTGCAGACATCCGGTGTTTCTATTGTTGTCAGGCCGGAAGGCGGGGCGGAATCAGCAGGCGGCGGAACGATCGCCTACAGTGCAGCCAGCGGAGTCGTTTACTACACGCCGACACAGGCCGAAACGAATCATACG